GTGCTTACCGACACGGCGATTCGAAAAGCGAAGGCGCAGGACAAGCCTTACAAGCTCTCCGACACTAATGGCCTGCACGTCTATGTGACGAAGGCCGGCAGCAAAATTTTCCGGTACCGCTATGAATTTCTAGGCAAGGAAAAGACGCTCGTCATCGGCGATTATCCTGAGATGAGTTTGCTCGAGGCGCGCCGCGCCGGAGACGAAGCGCGCCTGCTGCTCAAATCTGGACGGGACCCGTCGGCGCAGAAGAAGCTAGAAAAGGTTATTCAGCGCTCTGATGCGGAGGCAACGTTCTCGGTCCTCGCAAAAGAGTGGTTCGACCTTGCTAGCACGGTTTGGGCACCAGCTCACGCCAACGAGGTTTGGCGGACCCTGAAACGGGACGTGCTGCCGCACATTGGTGGGCTGCCTGTAACGGCGATCGATGCGCCGACCGTCCTCGGAGTGTTGCGATTGATCGAGAAACGCGGAGCTGTCGAAACGGCGAAGCGTCACCGTCAGAGGATATCTGCAATTTTCGTCTTCGCCATTTCAACCGGTCGCGCGACAAGCGACCCAGCAGCAGTAGTGCAGCGCGCTCTTGTACCACTTCATAAGGGGAGGCGGCCCGCGCTGACCACTGTTGAGGCGATCAGGCAACTCCTCACCGATGTTTGTAAAACGCCAGGGCGACCACATGTTAAACTCGCGCTGAAGCTGCTCGCCATCACAGCGGTGCGACCTGGCACTCTCACGGATACGCCTTGGTCCGAATGGGCCGATTTGGATGAGAATAATCCGGTTTGGCGTATCCCTGCGGCACGCATGAAACTCAAGCGCGAGCGAAAGCAAGATGATCTTTACGACCATCTTGTCCCGCTACCACCGCAGGCGCTGGAGATTATCGCTTTATTGCGTCGGCTCACTGGTCGAGGAGAGTACGTGTTTCCAAATCCACGGCGACCGACCCAACCGATGTCTGCAAATGCGATGGGCTACTTTCTTAACCGGGCAGATTATTATGAGAAACATGTGCCGCACGGCTTTCGGGCGTCGTTCTCGTCAATCATGAACGAACGGTACCCGCAAGATCGCCACGTCATCGATTTGATGCTCGCGCACACTCCGAAAGATAAGGTGGAAGCGGCTTACAATCGTGCGCTTCACATTGAGCGTCGCAAAGAACTGGCGCAGATCTACGCTGATCTTGTGTTGGAAGGTGTGCCGTCGCTCGAGGAGTTTGTGAACGGACCTGTCCGGATCAACAAAAAGGGGCCGAACCCAGCCCCTTCGAGGAAAAAGCGGATAGCGGCTTAATCGGATCGGCGCGCCCATTCGTCCAAGCGATCGAGGCGACCGGGCATCTCGTCGGTGAAGCTTTTCACCAGCGTTAGCGTCGCCGGGCGATCGTGATCCTTTGCCAATTCTGCACAAGATTCAGTTTAAATATTTTGTGCCTTACAAACATCTCTTAGTTGAATTGCTATTAAATCTCGCCAAGATATCTTTATAGATTCGACGTGTGTGGATCAAAAATGACCGCGGAAATCGCTATTTTAAATAAGCTCGCAGTTGCCTTGGCCACCGACAGCACGGTGACCGTTTCGGTGGGCGCGCAAGAGCATAAGACGTACGACAGTGCGGACAAGTTGTTCGACTTGTCTCATCATAATCCGATCGGGATCATGATCTATAACGGGCTTCAGTTCATGGAAGCGCCGTTACAAACGCTGATTGCGGAGTTCAGGACGCACTGTGAGGAGTTTAGGACAGTAAAAGAAGCTGCGTATGGTTTCTTGGATTTTCTAAACAGTTGGGGGGCTAGCAGTCCACCTTCCGTTTTGCGCAATTCATTGGAAAATCTTATTTCACCCGCCTTTGCTTATCTCAAAAAACGCGTCGCAGATCGGCAATACGAGTTGTTTGCCTCGAATGATTATGAGAACCTCGAGACACGACTGGCAGAAATCCCGTTGTTGGTTGTGACTGAATATCTACAGGCACTTTCTGAGTTCGAGCCATCGTCATTTGTCGGAGGTCTGCCGCCGAAGATCACAAAGCAGCGTGGCGCGATTATTTCTGAGATCGTGGAGAGTGCTTGGGGTCAAACAACGCCAGCGGTGAAACGCATACTCATTTCCATCGTCAAGAAGCTAATCAAGGTCCGATTACCGAGCCAGAACCAGACTGGTATAGTGATTGCTGGCTTTGGTAGCGACGAAAAATTTCCGTCTTTGATTTCATTTACGATAGATGGTGTGATTTTCGACAAGCTACGGTTTAATGAAAAGGATTTCGTAGACATCGACCGCGCGGGAGACAACGCGCGGGTCATGCCTTTCGCGCAAAAAGAGATGGTTGATCGTTTTCTTTATGGACTCGATGCCGAAATCGAAATCGAAATCGCTAGCTGGTCTGAGCAAGCTGTCAAAGAAATCAGTAACGAGCTAATCGGCGCGCTTCAGCTAACGGCAAGCCACAAGGAACAACTTATTAAAAAAGCGCGCGATGCGGAACAAACATTCATTGACGCGTTAACAAAGAAGCGGTTTGAGGAAATTCGTAACTCGTCTAGATCCTCGATTGAGAGTATGGTCGAGTTCATGCCAAAACCGGAACTCGCCCGGATGGCAGAAGCTTTGGTAAACTTGGCTTCTCTTAAGAAGCGAGTTTCAAGAGGAATGGACACGGTCGGTGGGCCGATTGACGTTGCAGTCATCTCTCGCGCTGAGGGGTTTATTTGGGTTAAGCGGAAGCATTATTTTGATGCTCAAACGAACCCAAGATACCTTTCACGCATTAACGACGCGAAAAGCCGCTCGAACCAACATATGAAGGGGGCAGAGGAATGATGATCATGATCAGCGGAACCGAGAGAGATAATAACCGAGGCCCGCATTCAAGAAATTCTTCTCTTAGTCAGCAAAACGCAAAAAGTGTCGAAGAAACTAAAGAAAAAATAAGAGCGATTTTTCGTAGTGACGAGAAAATTCGAGCTACAATAAAAAAGCGGCCGAAGCAGTGATCGCTACAAGAATGCGCCGTCGTCGCTGGACCATTTATAATCAGTTTTTAAAACCGTGTGACTGCTAGCGTCATATAGAATCTCGTGGATCTCATTTGCGCAATCGACTGCTGTGGCGGCGCCGGCGCAGTGGACCGTTACACCCTTCTGTGTGAAGGTATTTTTTTCGTGCGTGTGCCCGCACAATATGTGTTTCACACCCATGCGCGACGCCTCATCTATTACTATGTGCCTGTCCGTCAAATCTAGCGTCCAGTTGCCGCTGTCGTATGGAGCGAAGTGTATCATCCAGATAACCGAGCGATTTCGATGTGGTAAAGCGTTAGACGTTCTGAAGCGCACGGTCCTCGCGACCATTTCGCCAATCACGGTTGAATGTACTCGCCCCCCGCCGTACAAGTGTATGGGGTTCCGTGCGTCCTGGTTTGCTTGAAAGCCAAAGTCCGCGTAGATGATTGCCAACGCGTGGTCTTCTCCGGCGAGAATTGTATGACCAACAAACTCTCTGAAGCGCGGTAGATATTTTGCGCCGAATTTCAAAACGAAGTGGACATTCGACGGCTTGCGCGGACTTACTCCGTTGTAGTTATCGTGGTTACCTGGGCAAACCAAGACGCTTGTGCGGCTTTGGGATAGCACAGGTCTGTTATCGGAGTCGCGCCATTTATTCACCGGATCCGCGTCAACATAGCTGTACGCGATCGCATGATCGATCGCCGTGCCACTGGTCGCTAAATCGCCTGATATAAGAATTGCGTCGTAAGCGCCGGGTCGGCTGTATACGAACTCGGATAGAGCTGCCAAAGTCGGACCGTTATAGCTCGTAGGATTAATCAAGGCCTGCGGACCGTAACGCCACGCGCTTCGGCCGACGTCGATATATTTGCTTGGGGGATCCTCAAGCAAAGTTAAGAAATTCTTCCGATTAGCTTCTTGACACAGATGTAAATCGGAGACGTGGAGGAAACGAAACTGATTATCGTTCATAGTTCGATATCTAAAGTCGTTTTGTTGGCTCTGTCGTAACTTATAGGAACGGCGGGGTTCAGTTCAGCAACTACCGAGCCGCGGAGTTGTCTCACCTGTCCCCATTCCCCTTTAAGCACAAAGCCAGCGGCAAAATGGTTCACCAACTCCTCTGTCAGAGCACTAATGAAGCGTCCCAGATCACTCGGTCGAATTGGCACAAGTGCGGATAGGCAAAGCTCCATTCGAGGAGTAAGCGTATTTTTATCGTTTATAATAACGTACTCGAGTGGCGCGCTCTGTCTCAGGAATCTCAATTCTGCGATCAGTGCGCCCTTGAGTTTAATTCCAAACTCCCTCCGCATAGCAGACGATGTTAAGTCGGCTACCGCTGATGTATCCGTGCCACTGGCTTCCAAATGAAAAGCCAAGCCCTCCCGCCAGAGCTGGATGAGAGTATTGCTAGGCGAGAATGATGTGTCGCTCCAAAGGTGAAGTTGGAATGAAGGTACATCCGATTGCTCACTAAAAGTGTGTGGAGTGATTTCACCATCATCCTCCAATACCGAGATGAGTGCCGAGAAGTCCTGCTCTACCTCGAGGTTGGCGGCGCGCAAATCGACTTGTACAGTATCTTCCAGTACTCTCGCGGGGATGAGACCTTGAACTCGCGACCAACGCTCTTCCAAGGAATGTGTTTTTCTTTGCTTCGGCAGCTCATAATCAAGAGGGGAGCCAGAAAATCCGTACGCAAACATCCTGCTGGTCATTTTGTGCCTTCATCAGTAATGAAGAGGTTGGAGCTGTATTCAGGGCTAGATTTCAGAACTTTGACTTTAGCGTCCACATCTTCGATCAGACGACGCAAGATTTCCAAACCCTGCAGATCCAGCTGGAGGACTAAGTTTGCTTCGTCATCTCTTTGTGAATCGGTGCGGAAGTTGACCTGAACCAACGGGACGAGGCATTCTATCATTGTCCTGTTAGCATCGAAGCTCGGTCTTAGATCGACGAATGATGATGCAGAAACGAGGCGCGGAAGAAAGCCTCCCTCGAGTCGCGAAACCTTTAAAAAGCGCTCGTGATTCTCGGCATATCGTAGAACCCCCCTTAAGCGGCTAAGCAGAGAAGCAAGTTCGTCTGGTTCAAGATATGTGCTAAGATCTAAGTCGCTCACAAATTTTTCGACTTGCTGCTCAAAGGCAGCCTGATCCCGTTCAATTAAATCTTGAACGTGTCGATACAAAAATCCGAAAGCGCTTGTTAACTGCGAAATCGTCGCGACAGATAGGCCCGTCTCATCCCCAAGACGTGAGACCAAACCGGGACCAATCTCAAAAGACCGAGCGCCGCCCACAGCTTGTTTGATTGCGGAAAACTGTTCGTCATTCAAGCCAGCCAGTAAGGTGAGAATTCCAGCCAATGAGTTTTTCGGTAGGAGTGAGTTGCGCATTTGACCTACATAAATCCAAAGTTGACAATCACCTATCAAGTAGGTCGTACTACCACAAGTGCTGTTTTGAGGACGTTAACTCGATACCTTGAGTGCGATCAACTAGTAGCTTTGTGATAAGTTAAAATTTGCGCTCGGTCGCGTTCTGCAGGTCTTGGGATCCGTATTCGTAAATGATGATGGCGCTCCGCGGTTCACCACTTTGGTCACGCCTTGTCCCTTTCGCGATAGTAGGTGAGAAGCTTCTTGCCGGCCTCGTCGTCTATGATGTCGAGCGGGCGCAGCGCTCAATTTAGCCCTTCGGCGAATTACGCCGCATCACCGCCGGCGCGATCCGGATAGCCTAAGCATTACAAGGGTTTGGGAGGGGGTAATCGCGCTTGAATAGCGATCAGAGGAACGCTATCCAGCCATGCCGATACCTCGTAGAAGAACGCGCCATCTACGTGTAGTCTATGTTTTACGGATGTGGGGGCCAGTGGCGGAGACGAAATGAGCAAAGACAGTTTGGAAAAGCTTTTATCGCAAATCAGAGCGGCAAAACCCGCCCACGACGCAGAAGCGTTCCTTGCAGCAATCGTTGCTTCGTCCGACGACGCGATTGTCAGCAAAACGCTGGATGGGATAATCACCACCTGGAACCTTAGCGCAGAACGACTATTTGGCTATTCGGCCGCCGAAGCAGTGGGGCAACCCATTACCATACTTATTCCCGAGGACCGGTTGGATGAGGAGCCCGCGATCATCGCCCGGATCAAGGCGGGTGAGCGGGTCGACCATTTCGAGACGATCCGCCGTCGCAAGGACGGCACCCTTATCGATATATCGTTGACGATCTCACCGATAAAGGGAAGAGACGGGACGATTTTAGGCGCGTCGAAGATTGCTCGCGACATCTCTGAACGGAAGCGAGCGATTGAGCACCAGACCATGTTGCTTCGTGAGATGCACCACCGCGTAAAGAACCTTTTTGCGATCACAAGCAGCCTCATAACACTTGCGGCGCGCACTGCACGCACGCCCCAAGAGCTTGCGGAAGGCATGAAAACGCGGCTTATTTCTTTATCGCACGCTCATCAAATGACGCTTCCGAGTTTCACCGAAACCGCACCGACCACGGGCCAAGGTACGACGTTCTTTACTCTTTTAACGCACCTCCTTACGCCGTTCGAAGCAAAAGAATCTGGACGCTGGCGTCTGCACGGCGACGACACACACATCGACGGGGACCGGCTGACGAGCCTCGCGTTACTATTTCACGAGTACGCTACGAATGCCGTGAAATACGGCGCGCTTTCGACTTCGGAGGGACGGTTGGATGTAACGCTCTTACCGGCGCTGGACCGCTTTGAAATCGTTTGGCTGGAGTCGAACACTCAGCCTTTGACCGGTGCGGAAGGCAAAGAAACGGGGTTCGGTACGACGTTGGAGAAGGCGTTGTTACGCGCCTTGCATGCGGAGGTGTCGCGGGAATGGCAGCCGCGTGGGCTTCTAATCAAGCTCACCTTACCTCGCGATTCGTTTGCGGCTCCCGAGCCAGCTTGAAGCGGCGCTTTCAATTTGGAACGCCGCGGAACCAAACCCCGGCCAGCTGATTTTATAATCGCAGCGAAGATCGGCAGGAGTGGACAGCGGAAATTTCTCGGCTGTTTAGGGTGGCGTTATGTCTCAGTCCGAAGGCGAAGAAGATTCTGATCAGCGAATACGCGATCTTCTTGACCATTTGGCGCGTCGGTTTACCAGTTCAGACGCATTGCGCGAAAAGATCGTGGAACGCGCAGTTCGCGACCTCAAAAGTGAAACACCACCGGTTCCTTTGAGTTCAAAAAAGCTCTTACCTGTCGTACGAAACATTGCTCTGGAGTACTTTGGCATTGAGAATGACCTCGGGGCGGGTTCATCTGCCGGTCGAGCGCCCAAGTGATTGGCTGTCAGTGAATGGTCACAGTGTGAGTGGCGGCACCGCACAGCGCCCGCGCAATATCTGCTAGGTCGTTGACATCAGAACTTAGAACAAATTGGTCGGGATGGACCCTGCCTGCATTGATCGAGGCGAACAGGTATTCGATCTTAAACTGCTCAAGAAGCTTTGCTGCCTCGATGATAGTCTCATCATCAAGCCTCAGGTCAATAATAACGGCATCCACCCGGAAGAGGCCGAGTGCAAGTTGAATGTCTATAAAGCTATCGAGTGGACCAATTGTCCGAGTGCCCGCGTTCGCGAGTTGCTGCCGAACCTTCGGTTCGAGAAACCCACTTTCCTCGAATATAAGAATGCTCTTTCCCAAGAAGAGCGTCATATCGCGCTGTATCACGCAGTGCACCACGCTGCATTTACTGACTGGTGGTGTTCGAACAAAAAAAGAAGGAGGTGGTTCCCATGTGAGACGAATTTTGCCTTCCTTAAGTACGCTACGAATTTGCATATACGCTGCGACGAGAGACGAAGCGCCTAAAAAAACGCACGTCGAACTGCGGATAAGTCATGTTGCCAACGCCTTCGGAAATTGGAGATATTCGGTTCCGTAAATCTCGCGGCCGGCGGCCTTCTTGCCCACCCGCACCATTTTGACGGTGCCGAGATTGGTGACGGAGAAAGCGTTGTCGTCGCGGGGCAGATCAACGCATGGATGGGGCTGCATCGGCTTGACGCCGAGAAGCTTGCGCGCCACGTCGTCGGGTACCCACTCGCCCCACTGCTTGAACAGGAACGGGACCGGTTTGCGGGGGTAGCTGCGCAGCGTGCAGGCGTTCTTGATGTCGTCGAGCCATTCCGGATGCATCGGGCGGGCATCCTTGCCGCTCTCTCCGCCGACAATCACCCAATCGATATGATCCAGCCATTCGCGTTTTAGGCGCACGCGGCCGAGGAGCGGTTCCATGCTCAAGCCGACCCATGGAAGGCCGAGACGCTGCTTGAGGTCGATTAGCCGCGGGATATCTCGGTTCGCCTCGCGCTGGTTGGTGATGGAGAACATCAGGCCGATGTGGCGGGGCCAGTTACCGTGCCACGCCGTAGGGATCATTTTCAGGACGTTTGCCCCGCGCTTCGTCAGCATAATGATGTTGACCCAGCGGGCTTCCTTCGCTTCCAGAAACAGCTCAAGCCGCCAGGCATCGTCCACTTCATTGTCGAAGACATCGGACATGGACTGCATGAACACTCGCATTAACCGGCCATGCACGCTGAAAAAGGTTAGCGGCGAACGGCGGTTCAGCGAGTGAAGGAGCGAAACAGCGCTCTTGATCTTGCGCCGAGGTGCGCCGGGGCCCCATTCGCCGGTGCCGCGAAACGCGTTCCAGCTCTCGGCATAGCAATGGTCGCACCCGGGCGAGACTTTGGTGCACCCCCACCAGAAATTCACGGCGGCGTCACACCACTCGATTGAGGATGTTTCAGCCATGGGCGGCCTCCTGAGGCTGTGGGGCGACGACGATGCCCTTGGTCGCGCCGCAGGTCGGGCATGAAGCCCGTCGCGCTAGTTCCGCTGCCTTGGCCAATTCCATCGGGAGTTTCGCGACGAGGAAGACGTGGCCGCGTTCACACTGGCCATAAAGGCCGTTTTCCGCCATGGGTTCAGATGGCAACTTGGTGCGGGCAGCGATGATCCCCGACAACTTTTTGCACCAGTTGACGAACCCCTCCAACACGGGCTGAACATTCGTGTCGTCAGCCCATCCGGCAAAGCCGATGAAACCGCCGGGATTAAACGAGACCGCCTCGCGATTTTCAAAGTGGCGGGAATCGCACCGCAGGGCGGACCAGCCTGTTGGCCAATCGAAAAACTGAACCCTTGGCCTCATTCGGAAGGTGCCATCCATTAGGCCTGACGCCCGAAGCGAGGCGTCTAGTTCGTTCTTGAGGGCTTTTAGGTCGCTGGGCAGAAGATCTGCAAACTTTAGCCCGGTGCCGGCGAAAAGCGCCCGCGCATCGTCTCTGGTCATCGCGATGCCTCCGATGCTTCGAGGGCTTGAGCCTCCTCTGGAGAAGCGATTTCGAAGTACTGATAAGCCTTACCATCATCGTCGGTCACTTCGAGCTTGTGCAGCCGTAAAAGACCTCCGAGGGTCCAGTTGCACGGCTTCCCATCAGGCGTTTTTCGCGGTGACCCTGCGCTCGTTTGACGGCCTATGCACGAAAACCCGATTTGCTTCTCAGCTTCGCTGGCATCCAGTCCGACAGCTCGAAACGAGTGTATCGATTGCACTGTGCCGCACATCGGGCATTTGAACGCGTAGTGATCCCGGGAGGAAACACCCTGCGCTCTTAGGGCTTCACGAAAGGAATTGAGGGAAATAGTTTCGACGCTCATGCGGCATTCCCCCACGTTGTGCGGAACATCGTGGAGGTGCCAGATAGTACCCCTGTAAAGGTATCTCCGTCGTCCGGTGTTGTTTTGCCATTGGCAGCAGCCACCGCCGCTCCAACGGTTGCAGTGGTAGTGCCCGGGGGCTTGTCGATCAGGTCGTTGTAGGAGCCAGTGTAGGCGACGTCTTTTAGACCATCTCGATCTGCCAAAGCCGCGAACGCGCCGGCCGTGATCCGAACATCGATACGCGCGCCGGCGGGGAACGCTTTGGCCGTCGTGCCTTCCTGCGCGCGTTCAACGCTCAGCACCGCTCCGGCTCGAGCAGTGATTTTGACAATCTCCATATTGTTGGCGGCATCGATAATGGTCGCAGGTGTCCAATCACCGGCAACGAGCGCAGGAAATTTTCCCGCGTCAGCGCCTTGGATAGAGATCGTCGTCGCATCGTCAGTAATGGATGCTGCCAACAGAGAGACAGCGTTGTTCCCGAGTTTCACACCCATCAATGGCACTCCCTGATTTTGAGGTTAAAGGCGAACTGCTTGGTCCGCCCTTCCTGTGTCGTCGCCGTAACCGTCACAGTCGCGGTTTCACCCAGCGCTCCGCCGGATATCCAAACCTTGGCGTTGGTGTCCGTATATTCGGTGCGATCAACGACGGCTGTTGAATTTGCGATGGTGGATGTTGCTCCGGACAGCCGATCAGGCGATGGCAGCCATCGAGCGAAATCGACGTCGTAATCGAGGACGTCAGCCGGTTTTTTCACCATCAGGTCGGTCATGGCATCACTCCCCGGTCTCGAGGCAAGCGCATTACCGACATATCCCGTGGTACGGTGAAGCGGCGCAGCTCGGGCGCAACGACCAGTGCCCGCATCGGCTGCACCCGCATAATCCGGTTTGGTGTCGCGCGACGAAGGTAGCGCCATGACACAAAGGCAGCGCCGTTGATCGTGATCTTTGTCGCCGACAAGGCGGTGACCCGTCTAACCAATGCGGTACTGGCGGCAACGGCGACCGTTGCCGCGGCTTGGGGAGCTACGAGACGCGCGACCAACACAGATCCTTCAATGGTCAACTGCGCGGTGGCCACGGCACGCCTGCGCGCGGTCAGCAGCATCGCAGCGGATACAGCAGCGACGGCCGAACACCGCGCCGCGATCCGGCGAGTAAGGGAGAGCGTGGGTGCTATTTCGGTTTGCGCCGTGCCAGGTACGGAAACGACAAAATTTCCCTCATTCACTCCGAAGGCGTTCACCTCGGCTCCATTGGTCGTGCCTCGGCTCTCCATCATTCCACCGCTATATCGAGATCGTTGGCGTGGATGATGCACTCGTCTGTCGGGTTGAGCGTCTTCGGCGCGGTGAGGGCGCCTTGGAACACCATCTCGCCGGCCAGCGGATCGGTCCAGATAGCAAAGTGCGTAACCGTGATCGGCGCTACGCCGTTGTGGGGGGCATACAGAAGCTCTTTTGCGTTAGTGCACGCTTTCCCGGCTGCCGCGGTGAAACCCGTCTCCACGGACCCGCCCTGCGCAGCGTCGAGGCGCGTATATGCAGGCCATGCCGCCGTCGCCACCTCCGACGCTCCGGCGTTGCCGGGGTCTGCGGTGTGCAGCGACACATACAGCCGTGCCGGGGAGACTGCGGCTACTCCCCGCAGGAAGTGATTCAAGATGGCGTTTGCGGCGTATGTGCTTGCTGGCATCAGTAAAAGCTCGCTTTTGTTCTCGGGCGTGCGCCCTGCTGGCCCTTGGCCGCGATCATGGGCAGCCGGTCGAGGAACTGGTTGAATTCTGTGAGCAGAGCGGTCGCCATGGCAGGATTCGGGCCGCCGTCGTCGTTCGGCAACATCAGCGCCAACCCGGCCGCGCCCTTGCCGATTTCCGTTGCATACTTCTCGAGCATGAAATCGGGTAGCGTCATGGCGCGCAGCGACGGTTTCAGGACGAGGCGAACGGAAAGGGTGCCGGTGGAGCGGGGCGCGACCATGATCCTGCCAGGCGTGATCTGAGTTATGAACCTCGCCGGCGCTTCGTTCTCATTGTCACCGTCCCAGCCCGGGTGGTTTTCGTCGAGCCATGCCGCTGAGTGCGGGGTGAGGGGGACGGCGTTGAGCTTGGCCGCCTGAATCTTCTTAATCTCGGCGTCGCCGAACGTGCTCAGGCACTCGCCGTCGATATCGGTGATTTCGATCGTGTCTTTCTCGCGCCAGATGTCGGCCTTTTCGCAAACTTCTCGCGCTGCCTCGCGGATGCAGCGATACGCGGTCAGATCGGCGCAGTTCGGGACATAGGGCAGGAGGTACGGCAGCATATCGTCGATGTCGCGCATCACCGCCTCCTGTTCGGATTGGACGCGGCCTCGCCCTGCACCTTGATGCCAAGGGCGGTGGCGAAGGTTTGGTAATGCGTCATGGCCTTGGTCGGGTCGCCAGCGATGTCATCCTTGGAGAAGGCCTTGAACAGCGCATAGTCGATCAGCGGGACCGTGTAGGGCTCCGGAAGGCCAATATCGACATCCCACGCTTCGAGTTTTTCGACGTCCTTGTTCGGGAGGGGTGTGACCTTGGCTGGAAGGTAGGAAATCGCTATCTGCACGACGCCGCTGCCGTTGTTGCCGGGATAGCACTCGAACTCGAGCGGCACGTTTTCGTCGAAGGCGACCTGGCGCACTTCCTTGGCAAAAGGCGCATAGGCAGGGTTGCGCCAGTTTGGCTCGTGTGAATCGAGCATCGAGCGCGATGCGGTGCGGATAGCACGACCGCCGATGTTTTTAACCGTATCGATGATGTTGTGATTGACGCCGAGGAGCTGGAGCGGGGTGACGTTGTCGAACGTTTCGGGGATCTTCTGATAAGTGCCCTGCTCGAGCGGGAACTGAGCAGTTTTTGCCGATGCCGAGGGCTTGGCAAGGATGATGGCCTTCACCGCATCGTTGATGCAGTCGGCAAGCTCGGAAAGCGGCCAGCGAACATTGTCTTCGTCCAACAAGAGGACGCTGGCGCGCTTCATCACTTCACTTGCCTTCGGCATGGCTTACTTGCTCTTGCTGGAGGCCTTTTTGGCGGCGGGGGCTACCGGTGCCTGCTCGGGTTGCTGGTTCGTCTCAGCATTTCCTTGATCTGCATCTGCCGGAGTAGTTGGGTTTTCTTCGCCGTTGGGCTGCTCGCCGCCATTAACGGCATTGGTTTCGCCTCCAGCGTTGGAGCCTTCACCTTCACCTTCGCCGGTGTCTTCACCTTCGCCGCTGCCGCCCTGTCCGGACAGGAACGCGGGAATTTCCTGCTCGTCCTCAGGCGGGGGCGGATCAAGAGGGACCTCGCGGTAGTGCTGTACGTTGAGGAAGATCGAGCGATGCAGAACGCTGTTCACCTCATTGACAAAACGGCCGTGCGCGTCGCGGTCGAAGCTATAGGTGATGCCACCCACCGTCTGTTCCGTAGCGCCCAGCGTGCATTCGATGACAGTCTTCATATTCCACTCCTTGAAAGAAAAAGGGGCTTGGCAGCCCCTTGTCACGTCCAGCCTTGAGGGGCTTACTCGCTGGTGAGCGTGACGGTCAGACCGATCGCCCCGGCTTGGAAGGTGGCCGCCGCCGTGGTGAATTTCACGCCGATGCCGCGATCCACGTTCGATGCGGTGGTGCGGTATGCGGTCTTGAGTGTCGGTCGGGCCACGCCGCCCGCCTGCGCCACGTTGGAGGCGGAGAAGAACTCAGCGCCGCAGGTGCGTGCATTGTCTTCCTTGCCGAAGTCGCTACTCATGATGCCGACGTCAACGATCATGGCCGGCGCGGCATTGCTGTCGAGATCGTCAATGTCGAGGACGATGTCGGCGACCCTGCAATTCGAGGGAATGCAGCCCAGCTCGAGAATATCGCCAGCGGCGGGCGCGGAGGTGAGTTGGTGCGAGAAGCGGATGGCAACAGCTTCGCCAGCCGTGGATGGGTAGGAAAGGGGTTCGGTCCCTTTGGCATATTTGCTCAGAATGAGCGTCATGAGCGTGTTCCTTTGAAGTTCGGGCCGCAGTGGCGAAGCTGGAAAAGCCCGGGGCGAGCCCCGGGCAGGTCATCAGGCGTTGGGGTCTTTCGACGCGGTGTCGATCGAGATCACGCCATAGTCGCGGTTGTTGAAGCGCGTCTTCTTGACGCCGGCGATCACGCCAGAGGCAACCACAGGCTCATTGCCATGGTCCTTGGTTTCCTCGGTCCAAGTGTAGCGGAAGCCGCCCGCAGAACCGAAAGCGATCACGCCACCCTGACGTCCCATGAACAGGGCACGACCCGCGGCAACATCGGCCCCGGCGCCATAGTCGGCAAAACGGATCGCCCATTCGTGGCTGTGCAGGACCGTGTTGTTGATCATGCCGAGGCCACCCTTGAAGATCGGGTTATTGCGGCCTTCGGCAGTCGCTGCCGCCTTCTGGATTTCGAGCCAGCCGCCCTGATCCTTGTTGCGCAGGTCGTGCTCCTGGAACGGGTTCATGACGCAGACGTAGTGCGCTTCGCCATTGATCATGATCGGCATCATGTTGGCGTTCTTGGGGTCCTTGGCCGACATCATGCGGGCCTTGGTCTGCGCGCGCTCGATTACCGAACGGGACATGATGTCCGCCGTGTCGATAGTCGCCTTCGACGTCGCATCGCCACCGTAGAGGATGTGATCCGCGTCGGGCGCTTCGATCGGGTTCTCGGCGTGGCCAGCCCATGCCGTCGTTTCGATGAAGTCTTCATTGATGCCACGTGCGCCGGACATGTAGATGAAGATCATCTGGTCGTTGAACTTCGCCCAATAGTCGGAGAGGCGGTTCTTGCCCACCTGGCGCATGTTGTGCGCGGTGCGCTTGCGGCTCATCTTGCCGCCGGCGGAAACGCCGTGACGCATCTGGTCGATTTTGATCTGGTCAGAGAAGAAGCGCAGGCTTTCTTCCTTGCCCTCGAGGCGCTGGTCGCCATAGGTCGGGCGATTGCGGAGCTGCACCGACAAATCAAAGGTGATCGTGTCGCCCGCTTCTGACTCGAGGTCGGTCAGGCGCTGGATCGCATATTCGTCAGAAGTGCCGATGAACTTCTTGTCGAAATAGCTTTTCTTGGTGATGTCGATGAAGAGCGCGCCAGACCACTTTTTCTGCGCTTTCGGATCGCCAAAGGCAACCACAGTCTTGGTCATGAGTGATGTCTCCGGTTCAGGATCAAACAGCACTCATGCGCATCTGCTCTCTAAATACTGGATTTGGCGGATTGTTGCAATAACTCCCGCATGATATTGAATCTCATCGCTAGCGCATGAGTGCGGCCCATGATTTTGGAGCGCACCCATGACTGACCGATTCGAGATTTGCCACGCCATCACGGCTAAGTGGGAAGGTGGATGGAGTGACCATCCCGCGGACCCCGGCGGCAAAACCATGTATGGCATCACCGAAAAGCGCTGGCACGAATATCAGGACAAGCTGAAGGTCAAGCGGACGCCGGTGCGCAACGTCACCAAGGCGCAAGCCCTCGCGTTCTACCGCAGCGAATTCTGGCTCGCCTGCGGAGCTGACAAGCTATTCCCCGGTGTTGATCTGGCTGTACACGACGGGTCGGTAAACTCCGGTGTTTCTCGTGGTCGCAAATGGCTGCTTGCATCCGCCGGCAGTAACGATCACAGCGAGACGGTGAAGAAAATCTGCCGCGCTCGCCTTTCCTTCATGCAGTCACTCGCGATCTGGAAAACGTTCGGCAATGGCTGGGGGCGTCGTGTTGCTGATATCGAAGCGCGGGGCGTTGCCATGGCGCTCGCAGCGATGGGGCTTTCTCCTTCGCAGGTCAGCGGGAAGATCAAGACAGAAGCGGCCAAATCGGCCCAGCAGGCCAGCTCGGCAAAGAAAGCGGCCACCACAAGCGCCACCGCGGCGTCAGCGCCAGCCGCCGCGCCCGTTGTCGAGCCTTCCACCGTGACGGACGCAACAACCGTCTGGATCCTCGTCGCCATTGTGGCGGCCGGGGCCGTTGCCACCGTTATCTTTATCGCCAAGAAGCGCGCCGCCGATGCCCGCGTTGAGGCCTACAACGAGGTGGCAGCATGAGCGCGCTCGCATCTATCCTGATCGGCGCTGCGCTGCGCGTCGGCGCATCCACGGTCAAAACCATCCTCGAGAAGCAGGTGGGCGGTGTCGCGGGTGAAATCGGCGGCACAGTAATCGACGCGATTGCAAAACAGGCTGGCGTCACGGTGGACGAGCTGCCGTCTGTGCCACAGTCCACGCTGGACGAGGCGGTAAGCCAGGTCGAACCCATCGCCCCCGCATTGATCCTTGCCGAAGTTGAGCAGCAGAAAGAGGCGAACCGTCTCATGCTGGCCGAGATGAACAAGGATACGTCGTTCGGCTGGCTTTGGCGGCCTGCAGGCATGTGGCTCATGCTGGTCTGCATCGCATGGTTCGTCATCGTCCGGCCGTTGCTCAACGCGCTGCTTTGGGCAACCGGTTCCGGCATCCAGATTGAAGTCGGGCTCGACCTCGCCACCTTCCTTGGAATTTTCACGATCTATACCGGCCTCTACATGGGCGGCAACACGGTCATTCGCGCTGTGAAGAAAGAAGGCTGATGTCTTTTTGGGATTGGTGGGGTTCGGCAGAAGGTAAGATCGCGCTCGCAGGTATTGCGGGCTCGGCCGTCTCTGTCGCGATGGAATGGACCGGCTGGGCTCCCAGCGCTCGAAAGTTCTTGGTCGGTGCCGCTGCCGCCTACTTTCTCAGCCCGGTTGGCATGAAGTTCTTTCACTTCATCTTCGGCGCGATGAGCATTGCGGAGGAACAGTCCGCCAGTGTTGGAGGTTTCATTACCGGTATCGGCGGTGTTATCATCGTCGAAATTATCCTGAAGGCATTTCGCCTCCGTCACGCGGAGATCGGGAGACGCCGACATGACGAGGCCTAGAGTAAGGCACATAAGGGAAGCGGCAAAGCCGCAGGGCAGGGTAGTGGCCGTCGCGACGGTGATACTCGTCGTGTGGCTCATTTTTCTCCAAGCTTAGTTCCCATGGGTTGACATAGCGCCCCATATGTTCCCATATTGTTCCTGCGGATAGTTCCAACGCGGCGAGGCAGCTC